TTTAAAAGACTACCCAGAAAAGGTGGTGCGCGGTACGTTGTTATCAATGAGTAGCAGCATTATAAAGCGTTCACCGGTTGATACGGGCCGTTTTCGTAACAATTGGATGCCAACATTTGGATCGCCAAGTAAATCCCAAACAAATGAAGTTGATCCAAGCGGTACAAAATCACAAAGCAACGCCCAACAATTATTGATGAATTTTCAAATGGGTCAAACGTTTTATTTGACCAATAACTTGCCGTATTCCAACCGCTTAGAGTTTGGCTATTCACAGCAAGCACCGCAAGGCATGTTGCGCATTACCGCAGCCGAATACGATGCGGAAATTAAAAAACAGGCGGCTAAATTATGAGCACGTATTTTAACGACATACAAGCGGCACTTGATACGCATTTAAACGATATGGACAGTACGCCGATTGCATGGCCTAATATCGAATACAAGCCGACAGGCACATATTTACGCCCGTCCTTTTTACCTGGTGAAACCGTACAGGCAAGCATGGGCGATAACGGCAAAGACGAAACAAACGCATTATATCAGGTTGATGTGGTCAGCAAACGAAACACCGGCAGAAACACAACACCGGATACTATTGCCGATCATTTTAAACGTGGTACTATATTACAACATAATGGTTTAAAATTGCGCGTTCGTGGCGTTTCAATTGGACCGTCTATAATTGATGGTGATTGGTACTTTGTGCCGGTTACTGTTAACCTAAATATATTTACAGGGGCTAGATCATGACTATAGCAAACGGCGCACAACATTCATTGCATTATGTTGCCGAAACAACTTACGGCACAACGCCAACCACACCAACATTTAAACCATTACCGCACACAGGCGCGTCGATTGGTTTATCTAAAGACGGTATCGAAAGCGAGAAATTACGCGGAGATCGCCAAGTTGAAGATTTTAGACACGGCAACAAATCAGTTGCGGGCGATATTACCGGTGAACTTGAATACGGTGCATTTGATGACATGCTTGAAGCGGTCTTTTGTGGAACGTGGGCAAGTGATGTATTAAAAACAGGTACAACACGCCGATCGTTTACTATTGAACGTAAATTTGGCGATTTAGATACGCCAGAATATCACCGCCATACAGGTTGTGAATTAAACACATTCGGATTGTCAGTTGCACCAAACAGCATGGTAACTGCAACATTTGGTATTGTGGGCAAAGATTTGGCCGCAGTAACAACACAAGTGAGTGGTGCGTCATACTCAGCAGATGCGGGCAATTCGCCGTTTGATTCGTTTACAGGATCAATCAACGAGGGTGGATCAAGCATTGCAACAGTTACCGCATTAGAACTTGCAATTGAAAACGGCATTGAACCATTATTTACAGTGGGCAGCCAAACAACATCGCGCCCATCAATCGGTAAATCACGCGCTACAGGTACGTTAACAACGTATTTTGAAAGCAAAGCATTATATGAAAAATTCTTAAATGAAACTTCATCAAGCCTTGATTTGACGCTAACCGATTTAGACGGTAACAGCTACCAGATCGAACTAGGCAACGTTAAATATAATAGCGGTCAACCTGATGTTGGCGGTGAGGGTACGATCACAATTGCAATGGAATTTGTCGCATTATACGACAGTTCAGATGCAAGCAACATCGTCATCACTAGAACGGACGCATAACAATGGAAATCAACCAATTATTAACGGTTGAATCACACGAGGCGGGCGCAGAATGTAATATTTTGTCGCCCGTTGATCGTAGTCAAACCGATGTATTTATTAAAATCATGGGTGCGGATTCTAAGGCATGGCGCAACGCAAAGAAAAAGCAAACCGCCGAAATAATTAGTAAACGTGCATCCGGTGACACTAACATTGATTATGATGCAATGGATATTAAAGCTATATCAAGTATTACAATCGGATGGTCAGGTATTACCAAAGACGGTAAAGAATGGCCGTGCAATGATAAGAACAAAAAAGAACTATTTACAAATTCACCTTTTATTGTCGAACAGTTACTTGATTTTTTGAGTAAAGGCGAAAATTTTATCAAGGGCTAATTGATGAATTTGTAACTTTTGGCCGTTGGTGCATGTACATTCACGGGCGGCCAGAGGGTTCAACAGTTAGCCGATACGACAGTTTAAAACAGGTCGAAAAATCCACCGGCAAAACACCGCCCGAATTAAGAAACCCACCTAAATTGTCGAACATGCACAACGATGTTTGGCAATCATACATATCATTGGTATCATACAGTTACCAGGAAATAAACGCGTATACCCAATTAACCGGCAATAATTTGCATAATTGGGAAATAAAAGCGATTATTGAACTATCAAAATATCGCGAGGTAACACCAACATGGCCACCGAAGTCGCACAACTAATATTTAAAGCCGATACAAGTCAATTAAAATTAGCAGAAACAAAGGTTGACCAGTTAGGCAAAACAACCAAAAAAACATCTGCGCAAGTTGGTGGTATTGGTCGCCAAGCAGGTATGGCGGGCATCCAGTTTGAACAATTGGCAGGTCAAATTGCCGGTGGTCAAAATCCAATGCGTGCATTGGGTGCGCAAGCGTCGGATTTAGGTTTTATTTTAGGGGTGCCATTATTCGGTGCGGTAGTTGGTATCAGTGCAGCACTTTTGTCAATGGTTCCGTCCTTAATGGGTGCGAGTGAAAGCACCGAAGAATTAAAGGAACGGATCAAAGAACTAGATACAGAATATCGAAGCCTTACCGCAGCACAACAAGCGTTGTTGCAGTTAGAAAACCAAAAACAAAATGAAGAACTGATCGAGCAAAACAAGGACCTACAAAAAGAATTAAACCTTGTAACAAGTCGATTAACGGCCTTTCAAAATGGTTTGCAATACGCCGGTGAAAATACCGATAATTTTAAAAAGAATATCGCAGAGTTAACCGAAGAACAAACCAAACTACAAGCGCAGATTGACACTAACAATGCAACCGTAAACCAAAATAACGACACTATTGATGAAAGCGTTGTTGCAACTCAAAACCTAGTTGACGCCTTGCGTGAAGAAATGATCACGTTGGGTATGACTGCCCGACAAAAAGCAATATACCGCGCAATTTCAGAGGGTGCGACAGATGCACAAGTTGCCGAAGTAAACGCGATCTATGACGCAATTGAAGCCAAAAAACAAGATATTGAAGCAGAAAAACAATTAACCGCCGAAAAGCTAAAATCTGAGCAAGCTAGTAACCGCAAAGCAGAATCGGACAAGCAACGGTTTGCATCACAATCACAAGCAGCATCCGACAACGCCGCTAATTTGGCATTGCTACAACTTGAAGAAGATGACCGCGAAACACAACGTTTTGAAAATCAAATCATCAAGTTGCAGGAACAAAAAGACAAGCAGTTATTGACCGAACAAGAATACAGCGACGCACTAGCGGGTATTGTTGCCGAGCGTGCGCGCAACCTCACTGCAATTGAACTTACAGAAGAACAGCGCCGACAAGATGCACTTGCAGAGGTTAAAAAGAAAGACGAAGAAACACGCCAAGAGTTACTGCAAAAAGAAGTAGACCAACGCGCATTCCAAACCGATTTATTAATATCACTTGAAGATAAGTTGTTAAAAGGCAAAAGCGAAAAAAGCAAAGCTGCGTATCGTCTAGGCTTAAACCTGGCAAACGCAGAACGGCGCGAAAACGCAAAGAAAATTATATCATCAAGTTACGCCGCGGCGATGGACGCTTACAAATCATTAGCGGGAATACCTATAATTGGTCCTGTATTGGGTGCAGCCGCTGCCGGTGGTATTTTGGCGGCAGGTGTTGCTTATTCTGCTAAGTCATTGGCAGGTCGCGCGCTAGGTGGTCAGGTTCGCCCAGGTGAATCATACGTTGTTGGTGAGCGTGGCCCAGAAGTGTTAACAATGGGTAATACCGTCGGCAAGATAACAACCAATGAGGCATTACGCGGCGACAACAACACAAACAACAACACAAGCAACGTTGCAAACGTATCTTTTACCATTAATGCAAATGATACGCGTGGATTCGATCGCTTGTTACAGCAGCGCAGAGGTCAGATCGTAAACATGATCAACGACGCGTTAAATGAAAACGGCAAGGTGGCAATTATATGAGTTATCCAACAACACCGGAATTTAGCGCAATTAATATTGAAAGCGTTATAAATAATATTTCAAGTGAAGCGCGAAACGGTCGAATACAAGTACGCGGCACAGGTGGGCAAAAGTGGAAATTCACCGCCCGTTATAATAACTTGAAGCGGTCCGAGTTTGCGCCCGTATATGCCTTTGTACAGTCGCAGAACGGGCGATTAAATACTTTTGATGTTATCCCACCTGTTTTAGGTTCAACCGCAGGTGATGCCACAGGAACAATGCTAACGAATGGTGCGCATAGTATAGGTGATTCCACAATTACC